AGTATTAACTTTAGTGTTAAGTTTTGGTGCTAATTCTCTTAACAGTGGATCATTTTCAATACGAGATGCATTGTAATAATTTACACCATCTTGAAGTAAAGTAGATATAGGCCCTGCAACAGACTCAGGCACATTAAACAGTTCACTTAAACTTAAAGCTGTTTGCTCTAATGGTGCTGACATTAATGGTACTTGACCTGTTGGTGTAGGTGTAGCAGCAGGAGCAGTTGGTCTAGGTGTAATAGACGATGTACTAGCTGCTGGAGTACTGGCTGCTGGTGAAGAACCCCCAGTTATACTTCTTGCTCCTTGATACCATTTCATTGCATTTGATGCTTTATCTAAAAAGTCTTCAGAAGCCCCATCATCTGATAAAGCTTTAGCTGCATCTTTTTCTGCTTCTTTTTTTGACTCTTCTAGCAGTGCTTCCTCTAATGTGTTAAATTCTTTCCTCATATCTAGAAGACTTGCTATACCTGCTACACCTTCTAATGCTGCTGGACCAAACGTTGCTATTGCCGCTTGTCTGTTTTGTTGCTTTTGTTTTTCTAAAGCACGTTTCTCTGATAATTGTTTTGCTTCTTCTATTTGATCAAGACGTTCTATTTGTTTTTGTGCTCTATCTGTTGCATCTATCGTTGCTTTTTGTAAGGCACCTTGCTGTGCTGCTTGTTGTCTAAACGCTGCGCCTTGTCCTATATCATCAATCATTTGTGTTTGTCTTCCACGTTGCAATACTTCTTTATGTAATGATTGTATAGGTTGTAACTGTTGGTTTAATATACGTTGTTGTCCTGCTTCATCTAAACCCAATAAACCTAACGCTTGATTACGTTCTAATTCTTTAAGTCTATTTTTTTCTTGTGGTGTTAATTTATCGATTTTACTAAAGCCTTCTAAAGCTGCACCACCAACTCCGGATACTAATTGCGCTGCTGTAGCAAGCAGTTTTAAAGTCATTGGGTCCATTATTACCTCACATATAAAAACATTCTATACTTACAGACCAAGCTATTTGCTGACATTGACCTGCACTACTTTTGGCCTCTACACCTATACCATAATTAAGATTTGTAGTTCCTAAACTACCAACAGTAGTAACAATACTAAAGCCATTAGTTTGGTATACACCATCAAGCCAAGGACTATTTGTGTTTGCTGTTGGTCCTGGATACTGGTAAGGTTGCTCAGGTACTTTATTTGCAAACCCATCTCTAGTTTCTCCGCTTCTTGTGTATGCAAAAAAATGTGTAGTACCTATTATACTATTACCATCTTTAGGTGACATATGATTCATATACCACTGAATAAACAAAGTACAGGGTGCTGTTAAATCTATTTGTATACATGATAAGGGTACATTTACATAAGTAGAATTAGAACCTGCACCTGTTCTGTCTGACATCCACCTTGTTACATATGACATGTTTTGAAATGCACCACCATTTGTTCTACCACCATAAACACCAGATACCGCAGTTGTAACATTTGTTGTAGGATTATATGACGGTGACATAATATGATGTGTACCTATCCATGCGGAAGCAGTATTAACATCTGCTGCCGATAGTTGTTGTGCTTTATCACGCATAGCATCAAGATTACTTTTTGTATCAGATGCAGTTAAGGTTTCACCACTACTCCACGTTTTTGGAAATGATATAGCCATTACTCACTCCTCATAAGCAAATAGCCTAAATCTATACCTGTAAATGTTACCTGTGCAGTATTTCCTGCTGTTAAAGTTTGTAACAATAAACAGTTTCTATCTTCTATTGTTGCAGGTATAGACCCACCTGTTGGTTTATATAAAGGCATAAATAAACCACGTGCCGATAATGAAAAAGCACTTATTGTACCACTACTAGAAAACTTATAATACCATGAACCATAACAACACTTATCGCCAAATTCTTCTGATCTTGCACCACTACCACCACTTTGGTTATGAAACAAATGTGCAGGTATTAAAGTTGTAGCTATCGTTTTTTCCATAGCTGCACCCACTTGTCCAGTATCTAATGGATCAGCCATATTAGATTGCCCAGGTACTACTGCTGCTGCCCCATCTAATGTCCAAGTTAACCACATTGCCCAACATGCTGTACTCATATTTGAACTTGTACCAATAGGTAGCGTACCTGTATGACTGGTTGCTATTTGTGCTTGCCAATATACTCTGATTATATCACCAGCGGCGACTGATATACTCAACCCTGATTTTGTACCTAAAACTGTGGCAGTCCCATCCGTTGGGTTTTCTCTAACTATTGTTGAAGAACTTGAGGCTTGTATTGGATAACTATTTGCATCTACTAAAATGAGACCATTTCCTCCTGTTGATGTACCACTACCACCAGTATCAAATGCTGTATAATCTAAACCTTCATTACGTACATTATCTTCATTCATTGGAAAGCCAGTATTAACAGCGGCAAACTCTGCATTTAAAGCAGTTGATGTTAATTTGTCCCCACGTTTTATACCTGTATTTTTTATTATAGCCATTATCTCCATCTCCCAATAAACAAATGAGAAGGAGCCTCAATATTAAAAAGATTTTTTGTTGCTACTTCAGTTGTAGAAGGACCTACACTTCTAACGAAAACTTTAGCTGTATGTGTACCACCTGAAATTGGAAAATCAGCAATCAACCTAACTGTTCCTATAGCTGTTGAAATACGATTACTTTCCATAACAACAGTTCCATCCCATACTAGTTTTATCTCTAAGTATTTTATACTAGAACCTGATACATTTCCTAAAAATATATCAACTAAGTAATGAAATTTATATTCCCAATGACACATACCGTCTTTAAATTTATCGACATCTACTGAATCTATTTCAAGCCAACCACCAGTGTATGTATTTAATGTGGGACCTTTCCATTCACCAAGTATTCCACCACTAGATGAAATATTTTTTTTATATATGTCAGGCGAGTTAACTATTTTTATCTGATGAAAAGCACCCGCAGTTTTACAGGTATTTGTTAATGTGTCTTCAGGTAAAGTAGATCTATCTTGGTCACCATTTAATGAACTTTTGTATGCGTTAAAACCAGCATTAAATTCTTTGTAATCAACAATAGCTTCACTGCCTGGATGTGCTTCAGTCCATCTTTTACTCATGACAACCTCTTACCAGCTATTATTCTAGTACCTGATACTGTAAAATCTATTGCATAACCAACAACAATCACATCAACAGTAGTTTCTATTTTCCACCTAAACCATGAGCAACTACCATTATGCACATCAAATCTTATTGGTGTAACCATAGGTTCTTCCCAATACTTATCTTTATCTAACAGTACTACATCATAAACATTTTGATCGGTAAAATCTGCCCTTTGCAACTTTATAGCACTCGTGGTGTTGGTGGTGTTATAATCAAAGTCTTTATAATAGTTCATTGCTATAGTAGTACTACCACCAGTTCTAATAAATAAATACACGCCGTGTACTTTCTTTTTTAAAGATGGGTCACCCATATCCAACCAAGCACTAGCCATAATACTTGTTGGTGGATCATCATCAACAATATTGTCACCTGAAATTTTTTGACCTAATGCTCTACGTTTTGAAATAACAAACAAACCTGCAGGGTCAGCATTTGTAGGAGCACTACTATTAAGACCGAATATAAGTTCTCCATCCATATTTTTAGTAATACAATTAACAGGAAAGTTCTCTCGTATACTCCAAGCATTTTTATCAAGATGATAAATAATACCCATATTTGGTACATCACTACCATCAACAGCAAAATAACAATGCCATTCACGGTGTTTAGCTGAGTAAACAGCAGTAGCTGAAGCAATCATAGCAACATTTAAACGGCTTATTGTATCAGTTATTGCATGTGAAATCTTAATAACAGCAGTAGTATCTGAGTATTCTATATTCTTCTGTACTGCATACACACCATCTATAGTTAGAAATACAACACCTATATCTGGGATTGAAGTTATTGTATCAACAGCCTTTGTACCTATGTGACTTTCAAAAGGGGTTGCAGTAAAGTTAGGATAATCACCTTGTATTACATCAATACCATTCTCTCTGAATACTAATAAATAACCAAAATAACCATGAAAACCTGTTATACCACCATTTTGTCTACGCCCAACAGTTATAAAGTTTAATGCTTCAAACTGGTCCGGTCTAGTTGGGTAACTAAAATATATAGCATCATC